GCTAACATAACCTTGGACGAACTTACCAAAAGCCAGGTTGCTGAACGTAAGGGGATTAATAATAATCCTAGTCCCCAACAAATAGAAAATTTAAAAGCATTAGCAGTTAATGTCTTGCAACCTGTACGTTCTCATTTTTCTAAACCTTTAATTATATCCAGCGGTTTTCGTTGTGCTGAGTTGTGTTTAGAAATTGGTAGCAAAATTACTAGCCACCATGTCGCTGACAATGGCTGTGCGGCAGCAGACTTTGAAATTCCTGGAGTAGACAATAGAGAACTAGCAACTTGGATTAAAAATAATCTTGAATACGATCAACTCATTCTTGAGTTCTATCGTGATAATGAACCGTCTTCGGGCTGGATACATTGTTGCTATTCAACTAATAGCAATAGACAAGAAAATTTACGAGCTGTTAGAGAAGACGGCAAAGTAGTATACAAACCTTGGTTAGGAGCATAATATGGCAATAACAAGAGGGCAATTTTCTAAGATAACTTCAACACCACCCCAAAAAAAGAAGTTTCAAAAAAAGAAACATGCCAAAAAAATCAAACTTATACGCAAGATTTCTAAGGTCTAGAAACTATTTCTTAAAAGTGGTAAGATCAAAGAAGTTGTACAACCGCAAACAGGAGAGAATTAACACTCTCAAAGCGGCCGCTAAAAATGATAAATAGAGTAATGAAAAAAGTTTTAGGCTATGTAAGCCAACAAAAAAATGACAAGAAAGAAATGAATTCTTTTCATTTTTTAAGAAGATCAGTAAATAAAAATGCTGGTGGTACATCAAGATATATTATTAAAAAAGGTTCAAACAAAGGTAAAACTGTATGACAAAATTGTGTGCAAGAGGAAAAGCGGCAGCAAAACGTAAATTTAAAGTTTACCCTTCAGCGTATGCTAATGCATATGCCTCTAAGATTTGCGCGGGAAAAATTAAAGATCCTTCAGGTGTAAAAAGAAAAGATTGGGGTCCTAAAAAAGCAAGCGAAGGAAAATTTTTTCATCTTGATGATGAAGGAAAAAAATATGGACCAAAGACTTTTCCTTTTAAGAGTAATACACCTGTTATTGACCCAAAAGATTTAAAGAAACGAAAAAAAGTTATTAGTGCTTATACAGGAAAAGCTGTTAAACAAACTTCAGAAACACAAAAAGAATTTAAAATGAGACATGAATATCATACAGGGACTAAAGGTATGATGGATTATTATAAGGATATAGTTTAATGGCGTGTTGGGATGGCTACGTTCAAAAAGGAATGAAAAAGAAAAATGGACGTATGGTTCCTAATTGTGTGCCAGCAATGAAAAGTGGAGGATTAACAAAATGGTTTTCAGAAAAATGGGTAGATATTGGAGCAAGAAAAAAGAATGGAAAATATCAAGAGTGTGGCAGAAAATCTGCCAGTGGTTCAAACAGGAAGTACCCGAAGTGCGTACCACTTGCAAAGGCCACTCGGATGACAAAGTCGCAAAAGGCGAGTGCTGTTGCCAGAAAACGATCAGTGTCAAATACTGGCCCTAAACCAGCAAACGTCAAGACTTTTGCGAGTACAGGTGGTATGATGTATTACAAGGATATATTATAATGGCAAGTTCAGGAACAACAACATTTAATTTAAACATAGACGAAGTTATTGATGAAGCTTACGAAAGATGTGGTTTAAGCACAAATTCGGGTTATGATTTAAAAAGAGCAAGACGTAATTTAAACTTACTTCTTTCTGAATGGAGTAACAGAGGATTAAATCTTTGGAAAGTATCTAATCAAGAAACTGCATTAGTAGCGGGTACTATTTCTTATGCAACTCCTTCTGATTGTAACGATGTTTTAGAAGCTTATATTTCAACAGGAGCAGGAAACAGTGCATCAATTACTGATGTGTCTTTAACTAAGATAGATAGATCTGCTTATGCTGCTTTACCAAATAAAGGTTCAACAGGGCAACCTTCTCAGTATTATGTTGACAGACAAATCAACCCACAAATTTACTTATATCAAGCACCTGATGCTTCGACTTATACTTATTTAAAATATTATTACATTGCTAGAATTGAAGATGCGGGAGCATACACTAACACTCCTGATGCACCTTATAGATTTTTACCATGCATGGTAGCGGGTTTAGCTTATTATTTATCATTTTTTAAATCAGCAGACAGAACTCAAATGTTAAAATTAGCTTATGAAGATGAAATGAAAAGGGCGTTAGATGAAGATGGTTCAAGAACATCTATTTATATAACACCACAAACTTATTTTGGAGATGGAGTTTAATGGCTTACGCAAGAGGTAAAAGATCAAAATCAATTTCAGATCGATCAGGGCAAGCATTTCCTTATCAAGAAATGGTAAGAGAATGGACAGGTGCTTTAGTACATATTTCTGAATATGAACCTAAACATCCACAGATTAGAAGAAAAAGAGTGGTTGCTGATGCTATTGCTTTACAAAATTCTAGAGCTCAAGATTTTCAACAACCTGAAACAGTGGCTGCTGGTGATATAACTATTGCAGATTCTGGTGGCGACGGTCAGGCTGTTATTAACCTATCTTTACCTGGTGTGTTTGCTTTTGCAGCAACAGGTATGGTTCCTGATGATCCTTCAGTGCAAGCACAAAAAAGAGAACTTAGTATAAATTTAGCAAGTGTAACAGTGGTGGTATCATAATGGCAATTTCCTATTCAAATTTTTTAACACAAGTAAGAAACTACACTGAAACAGATAGTAATGTTTTATCGGATACTATTTTAGATCAATTTATTAGAAATACCGAATTAGATATTGCTGGTAAAGTTGATTATGATGACATTAGAAAATACGCAACTTCTACTTTTACTTCAGGAAATAGAGCCGTTAGTATGCCTGGTGATTGTATTATTATTAGATCAGTGCAAAGTATTAACGGAAGCACAAGAACTTTTTTAGAAAAAAGAGATACAAGTTTTATCTCTGAATATAATGGTTCAGGTACAACAGGTGAACCTAAATATTGGGCTAATTGGGATGATACTAATATTATCGTAGCTCCAACTCCTGATTCTGGTTACACAATTCAAATTAATTACATAAAAGATCCACCGCATTTTGATTCATCAACCAATACTTTTTTAGCTACCAATCAGGAGAATCTTTTGCTTTACGGAGTCTTAGTAGAGACTTATGGTTATCTAAAGGGTCCTGCTGATCTTTACAGTTTATACAAAGCAAGGTATGATGAAAGTCTACAGTCTTTTGCTATGGAACAAATGGGTAGAAGACGTAGAGGAGAATACGACAGTGGCGTACCTAGAGTTAAAATTAATTCACCGTCACCATAAATTTTATTAAGGAGAACAAAAAATGGCAATAACAACTAATGCAATCTGTAATTCTTTCAAAAAAGAATTATTAGAAGCGAAACACGACTTTACTGCTTCAACTGGTAGTAAATTCAAATTAGCAATGTACACTTCTGCAGCAACGTTAGGTAAATCAACAACTGCTTACGCAGCAACTAATGAAGTATCTTCACCAGCAGGTTATTCTGCGGGTGGTAAAGCTCTTATTAACACAGGAACTTCAGTAGCTTCTGATGTAGCAATTACTGATTTTACTGATTTATCTTTTACTAACGTAACTTTAACTGCTAGAGGTGCGTTAATTTACAATACATCAAACTCTAACTCAGCTGTTGCTGTACTGGACTTTGGTGGAGATAAAACTGCAACTGCAGGAACTTTTACAATTCAGTTCCCTGCTTTCACAACAAGTGCAGCAATATTGAGAATATCTTAATTTAACTAAAGGAGGGCCTGGTGGCTGACATTACAGTACAAGTTACCTCACCAGGTCTTTCCCTTTGGGGTAGAGATACTTGGGGTTATTTAGCTTGGTCTAATCAAACTCAAGTTTCTACAACTTCAGGTCAAGTAACCGCGTACAACAATAGTGGTTGGGGAAGAGACTATTGGGGACAACTAAGTTACGGTGTCGATTTTGTAAACGCAGAATCAACTGTATCTGGTATTTCTTTATCTACTACATTAGGCACAGTTTCAATTAACGGTGAAATAAATTTAGGTTGGGGTAGATTAACTTGGGGTGAAAATGCTTGGGGTGCAGCTGGAGACGTTTTAGCTACAGGTCAATCATTATCAACAACTCTAGGCACAATTACCATTGATGCAAAAGTTGAACAAGGATGGGGCCGAGGAGGCTGGGGTAATAGAGTTTGGGGCGATACGTATTCTGTATTAGCAACTGGTCAACAAGCTACAACTGCAATAGGCACAGCAATTGGAAAAACTGACGTTAATGTATCAGTTACAGGTTTAGATTTATTAACAATTACTCAAGGATTAAGTTCAATACAAATTGATAACAACGTATTTGTATTTGCTTCTGAAGATCAACTAGACACTGCTATTGGCACTGTTCCATCTGTTACAGGAACAGCAACAGTTGATGTAACTAACTCAGCACCTAACTTCCAATTTACTGCACAAGGCAATGCTGCACTATCAACTGATCAAGCTAAATTTGGTCCTTCTTCATTAGAGTTAGATGGTACAGATGACATTGTAGATACTACAACTAATTTAGACTTAAGTTCTACAGACTTTACAATTGATGTTTGGATAAGACCAAACAGTGTTTCGGGTTACAAAGGTATTTGGCAATCAGGAACAAGCACAACAGAACAATCCTATTTATTAGGCAGCACAGTTTATTGGACTGTAAATCCATCAACAATTATTACTACTGCAGTCACTGTTAATGCAAATGAATGGACAATGCTTTCTTATGAAAGAGAAGGTAATACTCACAGAATATATAAAAACGGAACTTTAGCAGATACAGCTTCTACAGGTAATAGACCTGATACTGGGATATTTAGTATTGGAGAAAGTGGTTTTGGAGATTTTAATGGTTACATTGATGAGTTTAGAGTTTCAAATATTGCAAGATATGGTGGTTCAAGCTTTACAGAACCAACTGAAGCATTTACTTTTGATTCTAATACACAATTCTTATTACACTTTGACGGACCTGATGGATCAACAGTTATTAAATCTGCAGATGATACATTATTCCAAGGAACATTAAGTGTAGATCAAGTTGTACCTGAGCCTTTATTAGAAGTTCCTGTTACAGGTATTTCAGCTACTTTAACACTAGGTAACATAACTTTAATACAATCAACTAATGAGACAGTTACAGGGCAATCAGTTACTCTTTCATTAGGTACGGTAGATGCGGTTGCTGTATACCCAGTAACTACAGCAGGATTATTAAACGGATCAGTGGGTTCAGTAACAGTTACTGGTACGGCAAATATTAATGTTACGGGTGTAGGGTTGACTGCTAGTATTGGTTCAATTAATATTACACCATGGAACGAAATTGACTTAGGTGTAAACAATGTTTGGACCGAAGTTGATTTAGCAGCTTAAAAATGATAAAATAGGAAACATATGGCATCAAGTTATTCAACAGATTTAAAACTCGAATTAATGGTGACTGGCGAAAACGCTGGTACCTGGGGTGATAAAACAAATACCAATTTAAATTTAATACAACAAGCTATTGCAGGATATCAAGAAGTATCAATTGCAGGTGGCGCACAAACAACTGCATTAGCAATGACTGATGCAACTATTTCTAATGCTAGAAATGCTGTAATAAAATTCACAGGAACAATTACAGGAAATCAAATTGTAACTATACCTGATGGTATAGAAAAAACTTATATTATAAGTAACGGGACAACAGGAGCTTTCACAGTTGAATTTAAAACAGTTTCAGGTACAGGTGTAACTTTTGCAACTGGTGATAAAGGAGTTAAGATACTTTTTTCTGATGGCACAAATGTTGTAAATTCAACTATCGGTGAATTATCTAATGATATTACACCTCAACTAGCTGGTCAATTAGATGTTAATGGAAATGCTATTGGCGATGGAACTTTAGAATTATTAAAGTTTTCTGAAACAGGTAGTGCCGTTAACGAATTTACTGTGGCTAACGCAGCTACAGGTAATGGTCCAATTCTTTCTTCAACTGGAGATGATACTAACGTAGATATAAACATCAATCCAAAAGGAACAGGTGTTTTAAAATCAGGTTCTTCAGCAGTTAAAATTGCTGGTAAAGAAACTATTTGGGTTCCAGCAGTTGCTATGTATGGAAATACTACTAATGGAGCTGATGCTCAACAAGTAGAATTAACAGCAACTCAACCAGAACTTAAAGCTCTAGACTTTGATCCATCAACAAAAGAATATGCACAGTTTGCAGTGGCTTTTCCTAAATCATGGAATGAAGGAACAGTAACTTATCAAGCTTTCTTCACAGCGAATTCTACAAATACAGGTGATGTCATTTGGGGATTACAAGGTGTTGCCGCAGCAGATAATGATGCAATTAATGTAGCCTTTGGAACGGCTCAAACAGTAACAAAAGCACACAGCGGTACAGCTAATGATTTAGATGTATCTGCAGAAAGTTCTGCAATAACTATTGCTGGCACGCCAGGTGTAGATGAACAAGTTTACTTTCAAGTTTATCGAGACGCAGCAGCGGGTGGTGATACGATGACAGCAGATGCTAGATTATTAGGTATTAAATTTTTCTTCACTACTGATGCTGCTAACGACGCATAGGAGTAGAAAATGAAGAACATTAATAAATCAACAAAACCAAGAAAAAAATTTTTTGGTTACCAGATGTTAGGATTTGGTTCTGGTGGTGCTGCATCTTTTGGTATTAATGCTACTGGTGGAACTGTTGCTGATTCTGGCGATGGAACTTTTCGATATCATACTTTTAATTCATCTGGTACTTTTACCGTTAATGCTCTTGGCACAGACCCAACATATGGCAGTGTAGTAGAATATTTAATTGTAGCTGGTGGCGGATCATCAGGTGGAAACCACAATGGCCCTGGAGGGGGTGCAGGTGGTTACCGAACAAATGGAGCTTATGATCAATCTGTTTCTGTAACAGCTTATCCTGTAACAGTTGGTGCAGGCGGTGCTCCTGGAACTGGACAAGATGGATCTGATTCTTCTGTTTTCTCAATTACTTCTGCTGGTGGTGGAGGGGTATTCAGTAGTCCTTCTGGTGGAAATTCTGGTGGATCAGGCGGCGGCGGAAATGTATTTGGAGCTGGCGGATCGGGAAATACACCAAGTACTTCTCCTTCTCAAGGGAATAATGGTGGCTCTGGAAATCCATCTGGACAAGGTCTTACGGGCGGAGGCGGTGGAGCTTCTGGAACAGGGGGAAATGCCCCAAATGGAGCTGGCGGCGGCGATGGCGGTGCTCCTACAGGAAATGCCATAACAGGAACAACTTTATATTATGCTTCTGGCGGTTTTGGTGGTGGAGATCCAAATCCAGCTTTTGGTGGACCAGGAAGTCCAGCAGCTAATAGAGCAAGTCCAAACCAAGGAACGGATGGCACTGGTGACGGTGGTCAAGGACAACAGACTGGCGGTGGAGGAACTGTTATTATAAGATATAGGATTGCTTAAATATGGCTCATTTTGCAAAAATAAACGAAAATAATATTGTTCAACAAGTTATCAGAATTGATAATAACGATTTATTAGATTCAAATAATAATGAATCAGAAACAAAGGGTATTGAAAAATGTACTCAACTTTTTGGAGATATTTCTCCTATGTACTGGAAGCAAACTTCTTACAATACTAAAGGAGGTGTTCATCTATTAGGTGGTACACCATTAAGAAAAAATTATGCTGGTATAGGGCATAGTTATGATAGTGTAAAAGATGCTTTTATTCCACCTAAACCTTATTCAAACTGGAATTTAAACGAAACCACTTGTCAATGGGAAGCTCCTTCAGCAAAACCTGAAGATTCTGACTATTACATTGAGTGGAGTGAGGCTAATAGCCGTTGGGAAGCTAGAAAAGTTTCTGAAATTATCGGAGGATATACTTCATCAACCAATAATTATTATTGGGATGGTAATGCTTGGCAATCAATTTAATTTCTGTTATAAAGAAAGCCTTAAAAATAAGGCTTTATGTTTTTTAGTTTATTTCCCACCCCTGTTTCTGTTGTAAATATAGAAAGAAAATTATCTAAAACTGAATTAAATTTTGCCATTAAAAATGGCCATAAAAAATTAACTTATTCTAATACTGGTAATTTAACTTCTATTGAAAGGTACGCATTAAATAATCCTGAATTAAATGATATTCGATTATTTATAGAAAAACAATTACTTGTGTATATAGATAAAGTTTTAAAACCAAAAAATAGAGTTGAATTTTTTATTACTAATTCTTGGTTAAATTATAATAAACCAAATGATTATCATCATAGACATTATCACACTAACAGTATTTTAAGCGGTGTTTTTTATTTTGTAACTGGAGAAAAAGACTCAATTGCTTTTTACGCACCTCGAGAAAGTGAAATAAATTTTGAACCAACTCATATGGATTTTTATAATCATAGAACTTTTGAACTTGAAGCTAAACCAGGTAATTTAATTATATTTCCCTCTCACTTAAATCATTCCGTTCCAAAAAATAAATCTAAAAAAACTAGAATTAGTTTATCTTTTAATACTTTTTGCAAAGGAACTTTTGATACTAACGCTACAACAGGTTTGGTTTTGTAGATATGAAAACAAAAAAAATTAGTGCAGTTAGAATAGTAGGAGGAGGTAGTGCAGGTTGGATGACAGCTGCGGTTTTAGCAATTCATTTTCCTCATTTTGATATTAGAGTTATTGAAGATCCTAATACGCCTCACATTGGTGTAGGTGAAAGTACTTTAGGTCAATTTAGAAATTTTTTAAATTTAATTGGTGTTCGTGATGATGAGTTTATGAAAGATTGTGACGCTAGTTATAAATTAGGTATAAGATTTAAAAATTTTTATTTAAAAAACAACGAACATTTTTTTTATCCTTTTGGTAAAGTAAATTTAAATGGTAATCAATATGGACTTCAAGATTGGAATTATAAAAAAATATTTTTACCTGATACTCCTCTTTCTGATTATGCAAACTGTATGAGTCCTATAATGGCATTAATTAATGCTAATAAAATATTTAAAAATGAAAATAATGAACTACCTAATTTTGATTTTACCCAAGATGTTGCTTTTCATTTTGATTCTTTAAAATTTGCAAACTGGTTAAAAGAAAAAATTTGTTTACCTAGAGGAGTAACCTTTGTACCACAAAAGTTAACTAAAGTTAAAATCAATGAAGAAGGTATTTATGAATATGAACTAGATGGACAGCACCTCAATAAACTTAAAGCTGATTTATTTATTGACTGTACAGGTTTTAAATCTTTATTACTTGGAGAATATTTACAAGAACCTTTTGAATCTTATGAAGATTTATTACCTAATAACTCCGCTTGGGCAACAAGAATACCTTATAAAAATAAAGAAAAAGAATTAGTTACTTACACAGATTGTGAAGCCATTGATAACGGTTGGGTTTGGACTATTCCATTATGGAGTCGATTAGGCTGTGGTTATGTTTATTCCAATAAATTTATAGATGATAATAATGCTTTAATAGAATTTAAAAAACATTTAATAACGGAAAAAAAATTAACCAATAAAGAAATCAATAAACTAGAGTTTAAAAAAATACCTATGCGAATTGGTATTCACAAAAGACTATGGGTTAAGAATGTAGTAGCAATTGGTTTATCTGCTGGTTTTATTGAACCATTAGAAAGTAATGGTTTATACACAGTACATGAATTTTTAATTAAGTTGTGTAAAATTTTAAAACGGGATTATGTAAGTCAATGGGATCGAGATAATTTTAATATGGCTTGCCATCAAGAATTTTATACTTTTGCCCAATTTGTTGCTTTACATTATGCTTTGTCTCATAGAACAGATACTGAATATTGGCGAGCAATTAATAATAAATCTTTTTATAAAAACATGAATTCAAATGATACACCTTTTAGTTTTGATTTAAAATTTATTTCTCATGTTAAAATGAAACATGCTAATTTTAACACGATAGATGGTGTTCATTATATTGCTACTGGAATGAATTATCTTTCGAGTGATTTACCAACTGTTTTACATCAAGGTTTTGAAGTTCCTAATTATCGAACTAAAGACGTAGAAGCTTTTTATTTAAATTTATGGCATTCTTCTAGAAAAAATTTAGAAGATAAGAAAAAAACTTGGAAAGAAGCAATTAAAAAACAACCTTCTTTATTTAAATTCTTGACTAAATATATTTATAAAAAGAAAAAATGAAAAAAAATTTAAAAGATTACCTATATAAAATAGATGGTTTTTTAGATCCAAAATTATGTGATCAAACTATAAAAGAAATAAGTTCTTTAAAATTTAAACAACATAAGTTTTATGATCATAGAACAGGTGCATACACGCCTATAAGTGGTTCACAGGAGTTAAGTGTTAGTGAGGGTGTTATACCAAGTAAAAAAATTATAATGGATAAATTATGGTATGCTATAAGAGGTTACATAAGAGAATTAAATTTTAAATGGTTTTATCAATGGAAAGCTTATACTCCTATAAGATTTAATAAATATTCTAAGAATAAAAAAATGGCACCTCATTGTGATCATATTCACAGTATTTTTGATGGTGTAAGACAAGGTGTACCAATCTTATCAGTACTAGGTACATTAAATGAAAATTATAAAGGAGGAGAATTTATAATGTTTGACAACCATGAAATAAAATTTAAAAAAGGTGACCTATTAATTTTTCCTTCTAGTTTTTTGTACCCTCATAAAGTTGAACCTGTTAAAAAAGGTACTCGTTATTCTTATATAAGTTGGGTTTTTTAAAATATTAAACAAAATCGACGGGTGAGGTTCAAAAACTCGTATAAAAAGTGTATAATAAAGCATGCCTTTAAATTTCGTTAATATAAGACCAGGATTTAACAAACAGATTACTGCTACCGCTGCTGAGGGACAGTATATCGATGGAGATAATGTAAGATTTAGATACGGACTGCCTGAAAAAATTGGTGGTTGGGAACAACTTACGGGAGACACTTTAGTTGGTGCAGCTCGAGCACAGCATCAATGGACAGATCTTGATGGACGTAGATATGTGGTAATAGGAACGCACAAAGCTTTGATACTTTATTATTCTGAAGCTTTCTATGACATTACACCTTTAGATAGTGCTTTATCAGGAGTAACCTTCGATACAGCAAGTGGTTCTGCAACGGTTACTGTAAACTTAAGTGCACACGGTTTAGAAGTCGGAGATTTGTTTACTTTTACAATTTCATCCGCACCAACTGGTTTTGTTTCAGGAGATTTTGATGGAACTTTTCAAGTTGTATCGGTCATTGATGTAAATAGTTTTACAATCACTATGTCTTTAAATTCAACTGGAACAGCTACGGCGTCAGGTAGTGCCTCCGTTAATCCTTATGTGAGACCAGGGAATTTAAATCAAACATTTGGTTTTGGATGGGGAACAGGTTTATGGTCAGGAAGTTTAGCTGGTGCGATAGCATCTACTTTAGATGGCGCATTAGCAGACGACACACAAGGAAACAACGGCTCAGCCACAAACATAACTTTAGTTGACGCAAGTTTATTTCCAACTTCAGGAGAAATTTTAGTAGGGGGCGAGTTAATAACTTACACTGGCAAATCATCAAATGATTTAACAGGCATCACCAGAGGTGCAAACGGATCAACAAGATCTGCACACTCTGATGGTGCTATCGTTGAAGACACCACTGACTTCGTAGGTTGGGGTGAAGCTTCCTCTGCAAGTACAGTAGTTTTACCGTCAGCTGACTGGTCTTTAGATAATTTCGGTCAAACTTTAGTTGCAACCATTTTAAATGGTAAGACTTTTACTTGGGAGCCAATAAACGCTAACTCTAATGCTCCGCAAACTAGAGCTACTGTAGCTTCAGGAAATCCAACAGCATCAGTTATGACAATCGTATCAGATCAAGATAGACATTTATTTCATTTAGGAACAGAAACAACTATTGGAAATACAACAACACAAGATAAAATGTTTATTAGATTTTCAAATCAAGAAGACATATCAAACTATCAACCTACTTCTGTAAACACCGCTGGAACTTTTCAACTTGATGATGGCACTGAAATAAGAGGTGCAGTCAAAGGGAAAGATTATATATTTATATTAACCGATACTGCTGCTTACATCTCTCAGTTTGTTGGACCACCTTTTACTTTTTCAATTAGAAAAGTTGGATCTAATTGTGGTTTAATTGGAAAGCATGCTCTTGTTTATGCAGATGGTGTTATTTATTGGATGGCTGACTCAGGGGGATTTTTTGTTTATGATGGTACAGTTAAAAGTTTAAATTGTTCTGTTGAAGATTTTGTTTTTACAACAAACAATACTGGTGATTTAGGAATAAATTATAATCAAGCCAAGAAGGTGTATGCAGGCTATAACACATTATTTGGTGAAGTAAGTTGGTATTATCCTAAATCAGGATCTAGTGCTGTTGATAGAAATGTCACTTTTAATTATACAGAAAATACTTGGACAACAGGTTCATTAGCAAGAACCACTTATTTTGACGCTCAGATTTTTGATCGTCCTTACGCTACAGAATTTTCTACAACAGGAGTGCCTACTTTCCCAACAATAAAAGGAGTGAGTAATGTAAATGGAGCAACGACTTTCTATGAACATGAAAAAGGACTTGATCAAGTTAATACTTCAGGGACAACAGCAATCTTAGCTAATATACAGTCTGGTGACTTTCAACTAAATTTAGATGGTCAAGGAGAATTTTTTACAAAGATACGAAGATTTATCCCTGACTTTAAAAGATTAACAGGTAATGCTCAAGTGACAATAAATTTAAAAGATTATCCAATAGATACTGCAACCTCTTCACCTCTTGGTCCGTTTACGATTACATCTTCAACACAGAAGGTAGATACCAGAGCTAGAGGTAGAGCAGCAAGTTTAAAAATTGAAAATACAAGCACTGGTCAATCTTGGAGATATGGAACATTCCGTGCTGATGTACAACCCGATGGTAGAAGATAATGGCTAAAATTACAGCATACATACCAGAACCTAAAGAAACATATCAACCTGAAAATCAAAGACAACTTATAGCTGGAATTGGCACATTAAAAAATCAACTTAACTTTTCTTTCCAAGAAGAGTTAAAACAAGAAGTAGAACGGATGAATTGGTTTTTGTTTAGAGGTAATTAATGAGTTGTAATAATGTAAATATAGAACCTACAGTTATTGGCGGTGGAGATGGCTCTACGGCTTATGATGCCTTTGGCAGACTAAGAGTTTCTAATCCATTTACTATTTTTGATAGTACAAATGTAATGTCAAAAAATAATCTTTTTGATGA